CTTCAAAGGAAAAATCTGGTCATCTGAAAAAGGTGACAGAGAATATACAGGTGCTAATAAGCACAACAAACACATACATATTTCCATCAAGGATACTTGTGGAAACGACACATCACCATGGTTTCCATGGCTAGGTGAGCCGACTCTAATAAATAAAGTAAAGGCTAAGGTTCCTAAACCTTTACCTAAGAAGGAGAATAAATGAAAAATCTATTCAACATCAGCAAGAAGGACATCGCAGCAATCAAGTCCTATCTTCGTGCTCTACTAGCAGCAGGTATCACTATGGGCATTGCTCTATTGACAGACCTACGTCCAGAGTACGCAGTACTAATCGGCGCATTGGCTGCTCCATTGGCTAAATGGGCAGATAAGAACGAAAAGGAATACGGAGTAGGCTCCGAATAATACCGATTTAAGGGGTCTAGTCGCCCCGTAGACAGCAGATAACCCCCGTCCTGGTTTTCCCCATACCAGAGCGGGGGTTTTTCTGTTTTCTAGGTGGTTCCTAGAAACCTTTTATTCCGTTTAGTATATCCTCAATCTTAATTAGATAGCCTTTAGATGGGTTAGGTGGGATGTTGCAGGCTATAGCCCTGCCCCTAATAGTAACAATAGTCTTGAGAGTTTCAGTAGGTACCATCACTACTGCCCCTTCTAATACGAATGCCCAGTACTCAGCCTTTGTAGTTGATAGCCCTGATGGGTACCACTCTTCTTTGTTGTGTGACCAGCAAACTGTTTCAATATAAACATTGCCAGTATCTTTCCATTTTAAATCTGTCTTGACTTCAATAGTTTTTCCGCCAGTAAGAAGTTCCTTTACTAACTTCTCACCATCCTGACCAACCGATAGGTCTATATCAAAGTCAGATAGTTTACTCATTCTATTGCCCCAAACTCCGTTACTGGTACACGCCAACCGTTTATACTCTCATCCCTATAAACAGGTATTGCGTACTTTAATGGAGCAATTGAACCATATACTTCTACTTGAGTATAGTATTCCTCATCAAGAATTTTAGTTCCTACAATAATTTTATTTAAATCTTTATCCCAAAAGGGAATGGCATTACGGGTTCTTATTGTTCGAACTTCAGTTATACGCCCAACATCTGGTAAATCTTTTCTTCTTGGGTGTAGTTCATTTGGATACCAAGGTACTGACCAAGTTTCATTAAACAATTTTGCAGCAGCCCACTCAGATATGTTAGCCCTAACATTGGCTAACAATTCATGTTCTAGTTTTCCAGCAGATTTACCTTGTGCATAATTAGGTTTGTCAATTGAACCAAATTTTGTAAGCCATCGTTCTGTTGCAAGCATGGTGCATACACGTACTTCTTCTTTACTTAGATTAACTATCACGCTATATCCCATGCGCTATAGATAGGTTCTGAAACAATACCTAACTTCTTACGCAAGCGTTGCCTCTCTCTAGGTGTAGTACCTGCCCAGTATCCCATAACACTGTGCCGCAATGAATAGTCTAAACACTGATTGCGTACTTCGCAACCTGCGCAAATCTTATGTAATAAATTTTTCTCTCTATATCCTGGCTCGTCATCCTCGTTAAACCATAACTCTGTGTCTGTTCCTGCACATGCTGGTGTTGATTCCCATCGAGGGTAGTCTGACATTTATCCTCCTGTTGAGTAAAAGCCTGAACCTTTAAATTGTATTGCTGGTGCAGACCATATACGCACCATTAAATTACCGCAAGTCCCACATGCTGGTGGTATTGGTTCGTTAATCTCAATTACTTCTGTGCAGCAATCACATTTAAAATCATATAGTGGCATTATAGATTCAACTCCTTCTTTACTTCTTCCCATGGAATAGGTTGTTCTACTTTCCATTCACCTCTGGCTATTTTAATTGCCATCTCACAAGAGCATACGGCTACTGCTACCTGAGAACAATCTAATTGCTGATGTGCTAGTTCTATATCTTTTGCAATCATTTCTCTGGCATCTGTATACCCATCAAGGTATGACTCTTGTTTTAATATCCGTAATGTCTTTTCCATTTACTCGCAGTCCTCTTCGTTTGTATCATCTGGATATGGAAGGCTTACCATAGAGCCACAACTTGCACACTCACCATCAAGAAAATAAAAACATATCTCTTTGTTTTCGTCAAATGCTACGAGTGCAATGAATACCTCACAGCCACAGACACAGGTGTTACCTAACTTTTGCCCCCGTAAATCCATAGACTTGCTATAGTCTTTTGGGTGTAGTAAATCCCTTATGTCCTTATCACTCTGAGTCATCTGGCTTATCAATCTCTACTCTGTCTTCTTCTATAGAAGGACGATAGCCACCAAGATTTCTAATTAAAGAACTAATAGCACGCTGTACTTTCTTTCGTGCTCCTTCTGGAGTGGAACCAATCTCCTGCGCAATCACATCCCACTCGCAGTTCTCCATTGAAAACCTAACTTTTAAAATTTTTTGTTTAGCCTCTGCTAACTGATAGTATGCTGATGCTATATCTGACCTAAGAACTAGCCAGTTATTACCATCTGTTGTCTCACCTTTACCAAACTTAAAGTTAAGGTCTTTAATTTTAGATGGAATCTCATATGATTCAGAGATGATTGAAGGAAGAAATGCTTCTATAACTGTTGCGTCATAGTAATATAAATCAAGGAACTCATAGCCAACTACCTTTGCTTTTTCTTTTTCACAAAAAGTAATCGCTGCATTTCTAAGCGACTTGGCTATAAGTTTATCTTTATCCTTTTGCTCAAGGTCTGACCACTCTTTGTATTTAGATGGATGAGTAACAAACCACATCCAAAGTATCTGAGATATATCCTGTGTCTCTACCATAGGGTATTTTTTATGGTACTCGGAAGCAATGTTAGCAACAACAGACTCATACTCAGTTATATAATCCATTTTATTCCTTGTTAGGAATGCCTTCCCACTGTCCGCGTTGTACCAATAGTCCGATTATTGCATAGTTAGCCAGGTCTACTAGGGTATCTTCTACTGTTTCATAGTTGGGCGTGTCGCCCTTATCTACCAGATGATTCAGTCTGGCTAACTTGTCATGCATACGCACACGCAGCCCATTCATTGCCCCGCCTGGGGCATGGGCTATGTTTAACGGACCGTAGTCAGCATGCTTCTTAAATAGAATTGTTAGTAATTCATCTGTTATTTGTTCTGCGTCTGTATTATTTTTCATTGAGGATTCCCTTAACTCCACTGTCGAACTCGTGCATTGCACTGGCTACTATAACTTCATCTAATATTTCTTTGGCATTACCTTGTGTTGTAGATAAAATTAATCCTGCAAGCATAGTCAGCATATCTGCTGCTACCTCTGGATTATCTAGAATCTTATCATGCACATCTCTCATTGCATTTAATACATCTAATGCTGTGTCACCTACAATAGGCAACCCTACAATTTTAGGATTGTTTTTAATGTACTCCCAAATATCACTAGATACATTTTCTGATTCGCTCATTTATAAACTCCGCTCCTTGTTCTAACACAATGCTATTTACATCGTGACCTTCTGGCATCTGAATAATGTTTACATTACCCAACTCTCTACTTACCTTCTTACCAAACTCTAAGCCTGGTGCATCACCATCTGCAAGGATAATTACTGTTTCAAAATCATCTAGTATCTTTGCATAGTATGGCTTCCAATTGTTGGCACCTGGAATGCCAACTGCTGGATGTCCTGTCTTAGCAACTACAGTCATACAATCTATTTCACCTTCGGTGACACAGATATAATCATTGGCTGTTAGTACTGCTTGTGCATTGTACATACTCGTCTTTGCACCTGGCATACCCATATACTTAGGGTCTTCTCCGTGCATACTACGGAATCTAATATCTACTATTCCAGATGGTGTTACATATGGAATTGCAAGTCTACCTTTGTATTGTTCATGACCTGGAAGAGCGTCCTTGACTACTCCGAGATGAAACGGTTGCACTTCTGCGACCGATAAGCCGCGTGTTATTAGATACTCCGTTGCCATGTGTATGTTTTTTGTATACTCTTGTGTTGCCTGTAGGAGAAATTGCCTCTGCGAATTGGACAGCCTCACGATAGTTACCTCCTTCCTTATACATAATTAAATCGTACACATCTCCACTTACTCCACAACCATGACACTTAAATCGCTGGTCATCAAAATTAATACCAGCAGACGCATGTCCATCATCATGGAACGGGCACTTTATCTTGCGCCAGCCGTGCCCAACTGATGGCAGGCTGGCTCCTAAATACTCTAGGTAAGCAGCAATACTGTGCTTATCCATAGCAACAATCCTTGAATCTCTTGTTGTAATAATAAAAGGAGTTGCATTTCAATCCACATTCATTATCTCCTTTATTAGTTTAAGCCATACTGATGCAGGCATAGTGCAGTACCATTCATCTACATTTGATTTGCCTTTGCGTTTGTGTAGAACGGTACCTGTCCATGCACTGTCATTTTTCATTTCAACTTCTAATTCTTTTACCCAAGCGCTGAGGTCTAAACGCACATGGTCTTTGACTTCAATTGTTACACCGTTGACTCCGCTGATATCACCTTTGTCTAACTGTGCACCTGCAATTCTGCGGTCTGCATACTGATAGCCGTTTGCTTTGAGCCACTTGACTACATCTGCTTCTGCTTTACTGCCTTTACGCTTGGCTGGATTACTCACATCATACCTTCCTGAGCATATCTAATTGGAACATCATCTAAGTACATAGAATCTGGATTAAATGAAAGACTAACATAGTTACTACCTGTTTGGTCTGCACGCCCGTATCTATTTTTAACTGGCGCCACACATAGATATGTGTCATCGCCTTGTTTCATCTGTCCAATTGTCAATACCATTGCTGGTATCTGATTGACTAATCCCTGAATCGCTGACCGTGGCTGGCACGGAAAGCCTTCAAAGCCTTCTTTAGTATGGTGTAATACTAATACTGCTGCATTAGTATCTCGTGCTAAATACTTTAGTTCTTTCATGGCTGCACGCATACCCTGAAATTCCTCATGTCCATCCATTGCTATATCCATTAAGTTGTCTACAACAATAAGGGTTGGACTTCTACCCCATACAGTTTCAAAGGCTGAGACTTCATCATCTAAGTCTTTAAGTGTAGGTGTAGATTCGAATGACCAGAATAAATGATTATTTAATTGTAATAATTCGTGTGCTTTATCTGGGTCACGCTTGAGCAATTGTTCTGCTGCTGTCTGTGTCATGTGACCAGACATTGCAACTAAACGCATTGCCATTGTGTGTGCATTTGTATCTGCACTGAAGTAAAGCGTTGGGTGTTTTGTTCTGGCTGCAATTGCTAAAGCAACTGATGACTTACCTGCACCTGGGGTGCCTGCAATAACTGTCACCTCTGCTCTGCGTAATATAATTCCAGCCCGTTCAAAAGCCGCAAAAGCGGGTGGCAATGGTTCGCCACCCACTTCTGCTTTACTAATTGAGCGTCTTAAAGTTTTCACTTAACCTGCTCTGGCACGAAGGTATTCCACTCCATGTCTTTCATTTGAATGTATTGGTTCTTACACTTATCGAATGCACCCTTTGGTGCTGGGCAGAAGTATCCCTTGTATGGTTTTCCATCCTTACCCATTCCTTGAATGGCTGTCATCTTTCCATGAGGACAATTGCGTCCGCCAACTGTTGGTTGTGCATACTCTTGTGCAGGAATTGTTGTTCCCGTTTCGATTACAGTTCCACCAAGAGATGCAGCAACTGATTGTGTTGTTACTGCTGGTGCTGATGCGCCACGAATAGCGCGTTCTAGTTCTGTTGTTGCAGATACAATTGCATCTAATGCATTTGCAACTGTGTGGTCTAGTTCTGTTCCATCTTCTGCACGGACTGTTACTAAACTACCTGCTGCTGTCTTAACTGTGATACTGATTGGTGCTTCTGAGTGTGGCATATTTTTCCTATTCGAATGGAGTAGCAAGACCTTTCTGGTCTCGCCATTTTCTTACTTTCATTGCAAACTCTACACCTTTCCAGCCTTCTTTGATATCTACAAAGACTAACTTGCAGTTACCTGTTCCTGCTGGCAGATGTATGATGATTGCTTTTTCTTTATTGATATCGCCCCATGTTCCACGGGTTGCGGTATCAGGGAAATACGGCAACCCGTTGGCATAGATTGCCAACTGCATTGCAATGTTATGAGGATGGTCTATCCGACCTGTCTTCAAATCTGCAATGAACCGTTCTCCCTTGTACTCAACAACTCTATCTGGAGTCCCTGCTATCTTATACTTGTCTAAGACAGAGAACTGTTCGATGAATAGTTTGCTGAGAACACTAGTTACTTGACCATATGCTTGGATGTCTGGCATATATTGTTCTGGTACTGGACCTAACTCTTGTCCTAAATCTAATCGTTCTGTAAATGCATGGATAGCAGTACCAATATTGGCTGCTTTACTTGCACCTGCTACTTCCATTGCTTCTTCAATGTAACCATTGACTGCTAACTTATCGTCACCTGCTGCACTGATTGCTAATAATAAATCAGGGCGTGTTGTTAATCCCATTGCAGCCATTCGCATTTTCCATGCAACTAATGCAGATGCATCATCAAGACTGTTGGCTATTGTTGTTGCACGTGTATATGCAACTGGTGTTTTACTTTTTGGTGGCACAACCATTGGTCTGCCGTATCTATCTCTATCAATACTTACTGCTGTCATAGCATTCCTGTCTCCTGTTAGTGAAGCAGGCTAAGAATAAGGAGACCACAAAATCCTAGCCTGCTTCAGTGTTAACAGTATAGCAGACCCCTCAATGTCTGCACTGTTAGTGCCCCGTGTTCGCAAGTAGCGGGGCAACCCACTTAGGTGACTGTATAAATAGAAATCCAGAAAGATTTATACAGTTGCGAGCCTCTCCGTCCCGAGAGAATTACTCCGCGATTATGTCACTTACTTCTACATCATCAACCCAGATTTCTCCATCAACTGATTGGAGTTCTACATTGATATCATCACGAATCATATCTTCTACTTCGTCTTTGCTAGCAGCCTCAATGCCTGAGACATTGACATAAATACGCACTGTTGCAGACCAGGTACGCTTAAGTTCATCTGCTCCAATAACACGGAGCATGTCATTAATTTCTTCAACAGATGTAGTAATTTCCTGGTCTCCAGGTGAGTACTGACTATTAAAGAATTCATATACTGTTCCGCGTATGTCAATTACTTGACGACTAGATTGTTGACTGCGTTCTTTTGCAGTTGTACAATCTTGAATGAAACGCTGTACTTCTGTTTCTGTATATGTAATTACTTCATTTGTTTCTGGGTTTGTGATACTGATTGTATTCACTGTTCGTCTCCTTCTGAATATAGCCATGCTTCTAGGTGGTGTCCTTTCACTATGGCGTGGGCTGGCGCGGAACTCTGCCCACGCCACTCAACACCATGTGGTAGTTGAATTAGTTTATCATACTCTTCTTCATCGTACGCATAGATGGCATCTATACATGGTTGTACCATGCTAAGTGGTACTGGTGGGTAATGATTACTAGTTAGATGGATAGCCATCTGTTGTTGGATATTGATTGTTGCTTCAGTTAAATCTCTTGCCATGTTGTATCCCATTATGCACTCAACAATTCTAACGCACGCAATTTGATTCCATCATTGCGTCCTGCGATAGTAGCAATGGATGCATCTCGAACTGAGTGGTGGTCAGCATATTCAACTACTGCTTGCCATAATCCGAACTCAGTATTGCGTATGTTTTCTTGTGTTGGTGATTCAGTAAAGATAGACATTGCTTTATGACGAGCATTGTTTGCTCGTGCTCTTGCATTCTTTTCACCCTTACTGAGTAGTTCAATAGGTGAGTTCTCGATGTGTGCAGGTAGTGCCCATACTCTCTTGAAGTAAGCAATAGCCTTTGCTCTATCTGCCTCACGCTGTAAGTAATGGTTAGCCATATCGCTATACATCTCAACACTTGTGTATGTCAGGTCAAGTAAGTTTTGCATCTCACTAATTGACAACTGAGCATTGGATGTATGACGCAAGGTATATGTGTGTGCTTTATTCTTAGCCCTAAAGATACGATTGATTTGATTACTGCACCATAGACGCTCAATGATAGGGCGTATGCTTACAGAACCAGAACCATCGTGACTTGTTTGTGCTAGCAAGAATGCTGCATGTGGGTCACCCATAATTTCCATTTCTCTTGGCAATGCCATAAGCATCCAGACTTTTGCACCGTTGTCGTACTCACCTGCTGCTGTGTACCGTGCTTCGCCTGAATCAATAAGCGTGTCAAGAGAACCAAAGACTTCCTGATTCTGAAAGACTTTGTAGTTCTTACCTACTACACCAATGACTTGGTTGTTGTTGTTATCTTTGTTGACTCGCAGTACTGCTCGTTTGTTTTCAATTGGATAGTAATCCGTTACTGTTTCGTATGGATTTACTTCGTTGCTAACATACGATTGCATCTCTGTTAATTGAACTGTCCAGTCTAAGCCCGCTTGTTGGATAACTTCGCGGGCACTGGTTGCCTCAACTGCTGTGCCTGCTTTAATCCAGGCTGATTTGTTTTTAGTTGTTGTCATAATTAGATTCCAATCTCTGCTTTAACTTTGTCATGCAGTTCATTGCGCATGTTTTCGAATGCGCCTGCAGGCCAGCCTGCTTGATACACACGGTCAAGTAACTTAGCCAGTGAGTAGGACGGATTAGATTGATATGCCACACCAAGATACTTATTTGCTTCAGTGCTATCTCCGATTGAATAATAAAGAGATGAAATAATAGAAGCAATAGGTGCAGCATATTCAATAGGAGTTAGTTTGGCTACGAATGCAGCCCAACTACCTACGAATTGAATGTCTCTTTCTTTTGGCATGCCTAGTACTAGGTCACGCACTTGTACTTCATTGTTAATTGCAACAGTAACCTGTGCAATTTCTTGTGATGTAGGTTCAATGCCATCTACGAAGCGGTCAATCTGGTCGTAGATACTAAGGGCAATGGACTTGTTTTGGTCTGGGTCATTGACATCATACTCATTTTCAAAGAGTGCTATTTGTGTTAGCACATCTGCTTTGTCTGTCATTGTTTGTCTCCTTATAGGTACTTGGCTACTGAGTTGTATGTAGAAGTAGATACTACTTCTTCATCTGTCATCTTGAGAATACGGATAGCATTCCCAATCTCTTCCTTTTTATCACGGTACTCATGAAGGTTGATTCTTTCATAGTTTCTTTCTGGTTCTACAGGAAGATTGAATTGTTCTACTTTAATATCGTAATCAATATTAAGTGTATTGTTCCATGAACGATAGTTAGTTCTAATGTTTTCTGCTTTGCTAAAATTAGCAATTGCATAATCTGTTATCTCTTTACGCCATTGTTCATAGGATTCATTGAATTTCTTTTCGTTTACTTCTTGTGAAGTATAGTCAAGTTCCAACTTGTTTAGTGCTTGCTCAAGTGCAGCAATAATTTTTGCTGTTGGTATCTTGACATTGATTGGTTTACTTTTTGCCATGCTTTCTCCTTTAGTTGTAGTTAATGAGCAGTTTTACCTCATGCTCAGGAGGTTTCGCCACTTATTTATACTGGCTGTACGGTCGCCAGTTTGACATGAACTACACTGCATCTCGGTCGTAATCTTACGCTGGTTCACCATGTCACATCTACCTAGGGGACCTACGGAACACAAGGTAGAAACTTAATACCATCCATGATTGCGCCAATGTGCCCAAGCAATTGATGGTTTCTTATAGCGATGCTCGATATACTCCAGCCCCCGCTCAATTTGACGCGGGGCTGGGGTTCCAGGTTTTGTATTAAGAACCTGTGCTATACCGTATGCACTGGAGTCGGGGTTATCTGCATAGTGATTCCATGCCGACTCCTTACCCCACAATTTCAAGAGGGCTCGGTATTCCGATGTGTTCCATTGGAATCGTTCCTCTACTAATAACTTGGCGTACGCTTTGGATAATTTCTTTGTCCACTTGGCGTCTGGGTTCTCGCACTTCACCTTGTCTGCCATTGCTAATGCATAGGCTGGACTGTTGGGTAGTAAGAGAGACCAGAAGGTTAGTGACCAACTCATAACAAGCGCGAATATTTTCTTCATTTAAAGACTCCTCTGTAGACGAGATAGAAAATACAAACGAAGAGAGTCCAGGTCTGTATTGGTGTGAGATACGGCTCGATGTTGCCATTAATCTTCATCACCCCACATCCTATCTGGTTCTCCTGAATCATCACTGCATTCTTCGCAGTTGCCTCTATCTATTCCGTGTTCGCAATCATCTGATTCTATATCCATTGCTACATCATCATCAACTCGTGGTTCACTCATACTTCTATCTCCTTTGTATCTGGATTCCAGTAGCCATACTTGGCTCCCATTCCACAGTCACATACATATACACCAGGTATATCTGTGCACTCCCACTTATGTCCGTGTGTCATACTGTTGCTCCTATCTTTGCCCATGCACATGCAGCACAATAGTTTCTTGGGGCAAGGTCTGTTACCTTGACCATAATTTCTGTTTCGCAAGCATGACAGTATCTTAATTCATATTTTATTTCAGCCATGTTTCCTCCCGCATTCGGTCGTAGTCTGAGTCTGAATCCATGTATCTATCCCAGCACTCTGGATGGGTGCCACTAATTATTTGCTCTCGCAGTTCTGTTGTCAAGGATTTGAAGGCATCTTGTGCCAAGCCTCCGCGTAGATATGCATATAGTTCTTGTTCATCTACCCCTACAACACCGTTCTGTCCACACCATACACACTTTTTAGTTGCGTATATCACGGGCTATCCTTTCCATATTCAACTTGCGTCTTAGGTTTATATTGTCTCTATGTAGTTCAGCGTTCTGGCGCACTGCTAGTACTATGACTGTGATGCTGGTGCTCATAGCAATTATGATTGCTAGAATATCTAGTGTTCCTATATACATTGGTCTACCTTTCTGGTCTGTTCTTCAAAGTAAATTGCAAAACAATCTGAGCATAGTTCAACTGGCATTTGAAAGTAATTACTCAACGCTATTTCTCTTTGGCGCAATTGTGTATAGCATTTATTACATCTTGCTTTCATTAGTGTTGGTCTCCTAACTATGGTTCGAGTCGTAGTTCTCTGTCCTTGTACGGTTGGGCTTGTGAAAAAAAGTAAGGCAGGTGAGAGCCGAAGCCCCCACCTGCCTATCTTTTATGCTTCTACTGGTTTATCTGTGTGAAGTTTTTTGATAACTATTTGATTCCAAGGTGCTCTGCGTTGAGAGTTATCCACACCCTGGCGAGTATCAAAGCGTGTATTACCTTCAGCAATCACCTTGATTACTTTGGTAATACCTGTTTCATCTGTAGGTAGTTCGAGCAACATCTGCTTTACATCATCATCGAATGCTACGAACGGCGTAGTCCAGACACATTTGCCATCTGAATTGCGACGAGAGAGATTACCTTTGATGAAGTTTTGTCCATCACGAGTTGTTGAACTTACTACCTTGATGTTCTTAAGTGTACCTTTGACAACCACTAGGTTATCAACTTCATTGATGTTTACTGTATCCATTACTGTCTCCTTTATATAGTTTAGTTTACTTTCAGCAACCCGTTGGGCACAGGTGCCCACGGGTATTATGCGCAATTTGGACAAACTACTGCTTTGTTTTTAAGCAGGTAGCATTCAGTACATACTTCGTAGAATGAACTGAACTCCAAGTCCTCGTCCTCCACTGTAAGGTCGAAGATGTGTTTGCCAAGGAACCAGGATTGAGTGAACCTATCTGCTAGGGAATTGGCAGATGGTTTGAACTCCTCTCTGAGTTCCCTGATTGAACCGTCCATTTGGATGGCTGGTCGGGGCAGGTAAGTTACTGAACTTACCCAATCGTGACCAGATGGTTCAGGCTCAACCTTGAGGAGAGGTTGATATAACTTGCGATACCTGTAGTCATCGTTGCGGTCATCAACCATTTGATGCGCAATATCTGAAGCCCTTGCTTCTGCCAAGTCTTGGCATTCGGAGCAAAGGCTATCTGATAACATACAGTCATAGCATTGGGAAGTGACGGAGATGCTGTCGGACATAGTTACCTTTCTGTAGCCAGTATCTCTGACTACACTTCCTACAAGGTCACGCTTGTCCAGTCCAGCACCAGCAATGGCAATCTATCAGCCAGCCAACTGGACTTGACTAGCGTGATAGGTTTTTGTATTTAACTGGGGCGCGAAACTGTTTATTTATAATGAGCGCCGAGACTGCTAACAGTAACAGGCGCTACTAAACAGTACAGAAGCAGCGCCAGCAAACAGTATTGGGGTCTAAATGACCCCAGACTGTTTAATCTGTACTCGTATACAGTAGTGTATCTACCAGAAAAATATTCCCGTACAAAGAACAGCCTATGCCCCAGTACTGTTCTGACCTGCACTTTTAGCATAGGCAAAAAATTTTTGCCAGAAAAGTGTCCGTTTTGGCTGTTTGGACAGGTTAATACTATATAGGGACTATTTATTATTCTGATAGAAGCAAGTTCTTCAGGAACTTGCGTTACAGACTGTATCTACTGTCTGTTTCTAACTGACTGTAACTATTGAAAACGGGACACTTATATGACTTTTCAAAAGGGGTCCACAAACCCTAGAACTGCCAAGATGGCTGAGGCAAAGGCTAAGGTAATAGCCCTTGTTGCCGAAGGGCACAGTGTCCATAAGGCTATGGAACTCAATGGCAATAAGCCAGATACCGTCCGTATCTGGATGCTACGGGATAAGAAATTTGCGGCGGACCTCGCAGAGGCGAAAGAAGAAGCAAAGAGCAATTCCATCAAAGCCCTTGGCATAGCCAAGGAGGATATCTCCTTTGCTCAGTTCTCAGAAATCTTTATGGGGCAAAAAGCCTTCCCGCACCACCTCGACTGGATTGACCTGATTGAGGGTAGGGAGCCTTCTTGGCTCCACCCATCCATGATTTATGACAAGAACGACCCAAGCCGTTTCTTAATTAACGTACCCCCTGAGCACGCTAAATCCACGGTCATCACCGTGAACTACCCGACTTATCGCATCGCTCTCAATCCTAACGTCCGCATCATTGTGGTCAGTAAGACGTTGCTCAAAGCACGCGAGTTCGTGTACGCAATCAAGCAAAGGCTCTCCCACCCGCGCTGGCTAAAGATGCAAACTGCATTTGGTCCAGAAGGGGGTTGGAAACAAGACGCAGATACTTGGCGAGTTGACACCGTTTACCTTGGGAGTGATGCGAGAAACTCTAGCGAAAAAGACCCAACCATTCAGGCACTAGGTATGGGCGGTCAGATTTACGGTGCACGTGCTGACCTGATTATCTTGGACGACTGCATTACTACTGCTAACGCCCATGAGTATGAGAAGCAGATTGACTGGCTTCAAAAAGAAGTAATTACCCGTCTGGGTAAAAACGGCAAGTTGATGATTGTGGGGACTCGAATTGCAGCCGTTGATTTCTACCGCGAACTTCGTGAGCCGAAGTATTGGTCGTCTGGTAAGAGCCCTTTCACTTATATGGGTATGCCTGCCGTACTTGAATACGCGGACAAACCAGAGAACTGGAAAACTCTCTGGGAGAAAAGCGATGTTCCTTGGGATGGCGATGACGATACTCCTGATGAGGACGGTCTATATCCGAAGTGGGATGGCAAGGCGCTCCACAGGCGCAGAGGTGAAGTAACCCCATCTACATGGGCTTTGGTCTATCAACAGGAGGATGTCGAAGAAGATTCCATCTTCCCTCCCGTCTTGGTGCAAGCAAGCACTGAACGTAGACGTAAGCGTGGACCATTGCGCCAAGGCGCGGTGGGACATCCGACTCAGGTAGAAGGCTACACAATTATTGGGTTTGACCCCGCGATGGGTGCAGGACATGCAGCCTTTGTTCCGATTACCTATAACAGGGCTGACGGAAAAATTTACGTTTTAGACTGCATCAATATGAGCGAACCTACTCCTCAAAAGATTCGTGCAATGATTGAGGAACTTGTAGAAAAGTACCGTCCTCAAGAACTGCGTGTGGAGATTAACGCTCACCAGAAGGCGTACTCTCTGGATGAGGATTTACGACAATGGCTTGGAGCATACGGCGTTCGCCTTGAGGCTCACCACACAAACAAGAACAAGTGGGACACTTCCTTTGGTGTGGCATCTATGTCAACACTATTCGGAACTATGTACAACGAGAAGTTCCAAGAGAACAACCAAATAGAACTCCCATCTGCGGATGGGTCTGAGGGACTTAAAGCCCTTACTCAGCAATTGATTACTTGGAAGCCAGACACCAGAGGTAAGACCGACTGCGTGATGGCACTCTGGTTTGCCGTGCTGAGAGCACGTGAGTTCATGCAGCAGACAAGTTTCATGAACCACTACACCAACAACCGTTGGTCAACAAGAGCACAAAGAGAAAAACGAGTAATCATTAATTTAGATGAAGCCTTTGCTGAGCAATGGGCTGAGAACTACGGATAAGGAATTAACATGGCTAATCCAGTTAAGGTAATCAAGGGCGCTGTTAAGGCTGCTGAAAAAATGAAGAAGAAGCCAAATAAAATTATTGGCAAAGTTACTAAGCATTACCGTGAAGGTGGACGTGCCATTGGTGGACCTGACGTAAAAGTCGGTGGGAAAAAAGTATCTGTCACTGAATACATGACAGGAAACAAGGTTAAAGGAAAAGCCCGTAAGGTTATTGACAACGCTCAACGCGTTGAGACCGAGGCTTTGGGAGTATCCCGTAGAAAGTCCCTACCTAAGTACTCACCAAAAGAATTTAGAATTATAAAATCACGTACAGCAAAACCATCTACTCCTAAAGTCCCAGCCAAGAAGAAGGGTAAGTAAATGCCTAACGTAGTTAAAATTGGTGGCGGAGTACTAGGCGCCCTAAAGAAGCAGATTAAAGATGCTAAGCCACTTTCAAAGGCTGAAGCAAAAGCGAACAAGCGTGGACTTAAGGCTGCTAACAAGCCAGTGTCAAAGAACAATCGCAATGTTGGTGGACCAACTTTAAAAGGTATTATAAAGAATGCAAAGCCTGCTCGTCCTAACCGTGAGCGTGGTGGAAGTCTGAGCACTTTGCGTAAGCAAGGAAAGACAACAGCAACTGCTCCAGCAGTAAAGTCATCACCTAAAAGTGGACTAGAAAATCGCGGAGCAAAACCAACTTCTAGAGAACGCATCAATCGTGCCCGTGATTTACAGTGGGACAAAATGGAAAAAAATTACGATGCATCTTTACCAGCGGTTGGTTTACGTGGTGGACCAGCAGCGAAAGCCCAAGGTCCTAAAGGAAAAAATGCTCGTGCTCGTGCAGCAATTGAAAAAGAAGCAAGCAAGAAAATGCCAATTAAAATTAACTCTCAGCGGAATCTTAAGAAGAAGGGTAAGTAATGGCTAACCCAGTTAAGATTATTAAGGGAGCAGCGAAGGCTGTTAGCAAGGCTAAAGGCGCCCGCGCAGAAAAGGACGCAAAGATTGTTGCATCTTCTCCACACTTGAAGAAGACGCCTAACATGACAATCAAGCAGGCTAAGGCTATGAAGCAAGGAACTAAACAACTTGCTAGAGCAACTAAAAAAATTTCAAGCCGTAGTAACCGAAGAAAAGAAGACAATCTAACTGTTGGTGAATTTAACGCATTCCTTACAAAGATTGGTATGGACAAGCCAACCACTTTCCCTAGCAGTGGAAAGATGCGAGCATTAGATACACCGCCTCTTGGTGGAAAAATTAACGCTCCAGCGAATATGACTTTAAAGCAAGTTGCTCGTGGTTCTTATCTTGAAGAAAAAGAAAAAGCAAAAGCCTATGCTGCTGCATATCGTCAAGCAAAGCGCGAGACAAAAGGTATGAAGAAGGCTATGGAATCTAAGACAACTCGTACCGTAAAGAAGGTTGCTAAGGGAACCGCTGCTGCTGGTGCAGCAGGTGGTGCATACGCAGCATCTAAGAAAAAGAAGAAGTAATGGCAAATCCAGCGAAGATTGTTAAGGCAGTATCTAAGGCAGCAAAGAAGAAGCCTGCTAAGAAAAAGCCTTTGACTAATAAGCAGAAGACATATCAGATTGCTGCGGCAAATGAAAAACTTCGTAAGCGTGCTGCCTCACCAGAGGTGAGAGATTACTGGATTGCCGAAGCACGCCGTCTCATGAAAGAGAACCTAGAGAAGAAGGGTAAGAGCAATGGCTAAGACAACAAAGATTGCACCATCTAAAAAACTTGTAAAGCCAAAGGCTATTACTAAGGGTCCTGCTAAGGCTGCATTAAATGTTATTGACTTTATGGTTCCTAAAACTAAAACAGATGTGGCACTTACTGTATTTCCATATGCGAAGGTTGCACGTTCAGTTGGGGGCATCGTAGGCAAGGGTGCTAAGAGGGTATCCAAGTTATACAGAAACATGGGTAGATAATGGCTGTATCCTCAATTGCCAAGATTATTGCAAAGAATTTAGCCAAGAAGAAACAACTTCAGTCTGCTTCAAAAAAGATTACAAGCAAGGACGTTAAAGAAGTTTATAGCGAGGCTAAGAAAAACCCTGGCGGACCTCGTAAGGTACCTACACTATCTAAGCCACGCTCTCCACGTACTGGTCCAGTTATTCGCAAGACATCAACTGGTGGCATCAAAGTAACTACTCTTGGTGGTAGAAAAGGTAAGAAGCCAGATACAAGCATTAAGAAGTCTTATCAAAGCACCCGTGTTACTCCAGAAGATGTTGTAAGAAAACGTATTCAAGAAAAGAACGCACGCGTTCGTAATCTTCTAACACCAATTAAGCCACGTGGTACACGCTCTGGCGGTAAAAGTATTCAAGGCGCTAAGCCAAACCCACGCACAATCACAATTGGTAAGCCAAGTCCAGCACGTGAGCGCAATAAACTTGTAAGTCCAGGTGACAGAAAGATGGATGAGAGCCGTAAGTTAGGAATCTCTAACGCATACTCTAGTTCACGCTTTAATCAGCCAACAATTTCCTCTCGCACTCGTCCTAAAGTTGAAAGAGAAGAGCAACGCTTAAGCAAAGCGGACTACGAATCACAACGTATTGCTGATGAAAGAGTCAAGCAGGCGCTTAAAGATATTAAAAAGGCAGAGAAAAAGAAAGCGTTAGAAAAACGCCCTAAGAAAGGCAAGTAATTGCTATCAATTAAACAGATTTCAGCACGGGTTGAGTCCCTCAAGTTCCGCGCCTCTGAGCGTGATAGACGTCAACAAGACGTACTTGCCGTACGTACAGGAAAAATCTCTAATGTTTACCCAGAATTCTTTCCAGAAGGCGTAGATGCAAACGTAGTTGCTAACTTTGTTGACATTGTTGCTAAAGACTTGTCTGAAGTTATGGCACCGCTACCTGCAGTTAACTGTTCTGCAGCCAATCAGACAAACGACCGTGCTCGTTCCTTTGCTGATAAGCGCACACGCATCGCTTCTAACTACTTTGTTAATTCAGATTTGCAAGTTCAGATGTACACAGGCGCAGACTGGTACATTACATATGGTTTCGTCCCTTTCATTATTGAATTAGACGAAGAAGCAGGGCTACCACGTATACGAGTAGAAAATCCAATTGGGGCTTACCCAGAGTTTGACCGCTACGGACGTTGTATTGCCTTCGCTAAACGCTACCTCATGACATTGGCTGAATTGGTTGCACAATTCCCAGAGTATGAGTACGAGTTGCTCGGTTCAGATAGATACGAACAAGACCTTAATGCACATATTGAGGTAATTCGTTACTACGATAAAGAGCAATCAACTATTTATGTACCAACAAGAAACAATCTGATACTTTCTCAGGCTGCTAATCCAATTGGTAAGATGATGGTTGTAGTAGCGGTTCGTCCATCTGTAGATGGCGAAGCCCGTGGACAGTTTGATGATGTACTAGGTATTCAGTTGCTTCGTAATAGGTTCGCATTACTTGCGATGGAAGCAGCAGAGAAGTCAGTACAGGCACCAATCGTTGTCCCAGGTGATGTTCAAGACTTCCAACTTGGTGGCGATGCAATCATTCGCACCAACACTCCTGGAGGTGTACGCCGTGTAGAACTAACTCTACCTCAAGGCGCATTCCAAGAGCAGGCAGTTCTTCAATCAGAATTACGTACTGGAACACGTTATCCAGAATCACGTACTGGAAACATTGATGCATCAATTGTTACTGGACAGGGCGTTCAAGCGCTTATGGGTGGCTTTGATACACAAGTTAAGTCAGCACAGGCAATCTTTGCCTCTGCCTTAAAAGATGTTATTAGCGTCTGCTTCCAGATTGATGAAGCACTATATAACTTTACAAAGACAATTCGTGGCGTAGACGCTGGTTCTCCATACTCACTTGAGTATCTACCAAGCAAGGACATTAAGGGTGATTACTCTGCAGATGTCCGTTATGGAATGTTGGCTGGTCTTAATCCAGCACAGGGACTTATCTTTATGCTTCAGGCTTTGGGTGGCAAACTTATTAGCCGTGATATGGCTATGCGTGAACTTCCATTTGGAATTAACGTAACCAAGGAACAAGAAAAGATTGAAGTAGAAGAAATGAGAAACACTCTCGTTACATCTCTTCAGTCCAGTGCACAAGCAATTCCTGAAATGATTACTCAGGGCGGGGACCCAACGGACATCGTTAAGAAGATTGCAGCAGTCATTAGAATGCGCCAAAAGGGCATAACTATTGAAGATGCAATTACAGATGTCTTTGCTCCAGAATTACCTCCTGCTGGTGCACCTACGGTTGAGCAACCGTCCCCTGCTCCCGCTGCGCCAGTAGGAGGCGCTATTGCTCCTGGTGGACCACAAGATGTAACAACACTACTGAACAGTTTAAATATGGGCGGAGCGGCAAACGCTAGCGCAAGAACTTCATCGCGTATCTAATTAAAGGAGGGGACATGACAACACTCGCTGCCATTCAAGGCAATGGCTGGGCTGTTATCGGATGCGATTCTCGTTCATCTGATGAGTCAGGTCGCCCTATCAATATGGCTACCTACAAGATTATTGAAAACAACGGAATCTTGATTGCAGGTTCAGGGGCTGGACGTGGTTCAAACCTTTTGCAGTTTGGGTGGAAAGCACCTAAGCCAACTGCTGCAGAGAATCTAGATAAGTACATTACGCAGAAATTTATACCAGCAATGCGTAAGTTATTTATAGATGCTGGTTATGACATGAAAGAGGATGGGGATGCTGCGGAACATGATTCATCGTTTCTTGTTGTGGTGCGGGGAATTATCTATCCTATCTTTGAAGATTATTCTTGGGACCGTGATAGTCGTGGTATCTACTACTCTGGCAGTGGTGGTGACATTGCCCTTGGCGCTATGGAGGCAATGGAAGTGGACACTCCTGGTCTCACTCCACAGGATGCGCAATCAATAATCCATAAAGCAATTTCAATTTCTTGCAAGTGGGATATTTTTACAGCAGAACCAATAGTTATTAAAACTCAATATGCAAAATAAGTTTAAACAAATTATGGAAGACGCCATGAAGGCTCTCCAAGAAGTAGACGAGGATGGGGAAAACTTCATCTGTGTTAACTGGGTACTTATTACCGAGTGGGCAGACTACGAAGGAACTCGTTACCTACATACAGAGGTAAGTGACGAAATGACCCCATGGAATGCGTACGGAATGATTCGTATGGCAGAGAAATACAATAGTGAAGTTCTTGGAACTGAAAGTATTGAACAAGAGGAAGAGGATGAATAATGGCTCAACGCGGAGGATATCGTGCGCCGTCTAACCCAGCAGCAGTTTCAGGTCCTGGCGCTCTTTCTAAGCGTACTGACGGGGGACCAACACAGGCTGCAACCTACATCCCAGGACTTCCATACGGACAAGGACAAGAAACTTACGGAAATCAAGTAAGTGCACCTATGGCTGGCAATCCATTCCCTCAACAGGAAATGCCAACAGAGTTATTTGCACCAACTATGCGTCCTAATGAACCAATTACATCTGGTGTAGATATTGGTCCAGGTGCTGGCTCACAGGCAATGGGACAACTTCCTAATTCACAGCCATCTATTCTTTCTATCATCCGTAATATTGCACAGTATGACCCAACAGGGGATTCAGAATTACTTTATCGGACACTTGAAGATAGCGGGTACTAATGGCTGAAGTACCTTTAAATCCAGTTGTTGGAGAGGTCAGCCCTAATCTTTACAAGGCAGCCATTGCTGCCAACTTGCCTGCTGACCAACGTAAAATTATTGAACAAATGTCTTACACCTACAAGTCTGCCCAAAAACTTTTAAAGTTAAGTGAAGAAGAATCACGTAAAGAATTCTTAGGTCTTGACCCAAACGTTCAAAAAGATATCAATCTTTTATTTCCTGGGCAAAAGCGCTTCTTGCCAGAACAAAGTTTAGTTGGAAAGATTACTCAAAGAATTGGTGGAGCGGTAACTAAAGCCGCTGGACTTTACTTCAGCCCTATTATTGCTGGCTTTAAGGCTGCTGATATTTACGGCAAAACATTTAATACACCAGGAACTTTGGGTAAGCAGTTATCACAGGGAAAACCATTTAGTAAGAAAGTAGTTTCTGACGCTTTCAATGGTAAGAACTCTTGGGACTGGGACCGCGTAGCAGAGTATGAACAGAAGTATGGTAAGGCTAAGACAACCCTTGCTCGCGGACTAGCAGAGGGTCGTACTCCAGGTGAGTCAATTGCTCTCTACGAAAACGGTGTAGATGGGGATATGACTGAAGCCCTCATTATGATGGGTGATGACCCTAAAAAGTTTTACGAAATGCTTAACGACATTAAACAGGGTTCTCAGTTTAGCCCAGGTCGTGAAACAGTAGAATCATTCCTTGCTGCAGACGAAAAGGTAGATAAGAACTACTGGGCATATAAACTTTTAAAGAAGGTCGGAATTGACCTTGCAACCGAAAAAGGCTTGCAAACAGCAAAGAAGATTGTTTCAACACCACTTGATGCAACCTATCAAATAATTATTGACCCGCTTACATATGCAGGTGTAGGTCCAATTATTAAGGGAGCCACTGGAGCATACGGCGGAGTAAAGGCTAGTTTGCCAGAAGCAATGGTTCGCTTTGGTGGAATTAAATCTCGGGGGCAAAAACTTGCAGACCAGTTCTCATTCCTTGCAGAAAAGCAGGGATTAGATGCTGGAATGGACTGGGTTTTCAAACAAGATGATGTTGTTAAACTATGGGACGGAACTCTTGGTCCAGTTATTAAGCAATATGCTGATGCTGGTACAGACGTAGAGCGTGGATTAATCTATCGCCGTATTCGTTCAAACTTTCCAGAATGGGCTGAGTCTGGTGTAATTAAGCAACTGGCTAAGTACAAAGCATTTGATGCAGCCTCTGCTAAGAAGTTCTTTACAGACCACGATGACGCTGGCTTAATTATGTCTGGTCGCGTAGATGGTATATCTGGAAGACGAAACGCTATTCCAGTAGCAAAACGCTACCGCACACTTACATCTGCTGTTAATAGAACGGCAAAGAGTGTCTTTGACCCATCTCCATCTACAGCAACAACTGAAGACATTATTGTCTCTGGTGAAAAACGCCTTAAGACAACAATGGATATATTAAAGAAAGTTGCTGACAAACAAGAAGGTTTAGTAAACCCTAACTTCAAAGAGATATTTGAATTAGATGCTGATGCCACTAAGGTTCAGAAAGCATTACAAAAGATTCAGGTACTAGGAAAGCGCTCCCCAGGTCGCATTCTCTACGGAGAAGATGCAGTAAAGACTATGGATGATGTACGAAACCTAGCCAATATTGTTATGCCAGAGCATATTGCCGATGGCTTTGCGGAAGCCTTTGTGCGTGAAGATGCAGAGAATCAGTTGACAATGATTCGCAATCTTTATGCTGCCGTCATGATGAAGGCTGGCGCACATGGCACTGTCAATGGCAATAAGTTTATAGAAGATGTCTTGAACGCTACCTTCAATGAGAAGGCTGGTATGTTCTCAACTGTTCGTAGCGAAATTGATACAGACTTTGCTGGATTACTGCATAAGGCTGGAGTTCGTTATGAGAACGACATCCCATTCCAAGCATCACGTGGTATTGTTCAGCCATCACAGGTTGCAAAGAGCATTGCTCCACTACCATTTGATGAGATTTATCAGGTAGCCGCTGCGTCTAAACTTGAGAATGCTGATAGTAAATTTAGTGTTCTACTCTCTCTATTTGGTGGTATTACACGTAATAGAGCAGTTAAATTGTTTACAGATTTCTGGTCTAACCATACGCTATTCCCACGTTTAGGTGTTCGTAGCGCTATAGATGAGATGTTCTTTGCTTACTTTGCACAGCCTACATATATGTTGCGTGAGTTCGCCTTTGGTGGACGCGGTGCTAGAAAAGCATCAGAGGCAATTACTGGTTCTAAATCAACACAGGGTATGTATAAGCGTGGTTGGTATAAATTAGCACCAGGATTAGACCCTACTAAAAAGATTTCTGGCGAAGAACGCCGTGCCATACTAGAGCAAATTGCTAAAGATATGAGCACTAAACTCAAGCGAGAAGTAACAGTAGCAGAAGTTCATCACAGAGTAGTTGTTGAAGAAACAGTAAAGCGTGTTCAAGAAATCTACGGAGATAGCCTAGCACCACAAGCATGGAAAGATTTAAAGAAGGCTATGGTTCATAGCCCTACATTCCTTGATTCTATGGTTAACTCCATAGGTGCTAAATCTAATCTTAATGGACGAATTGATTCAGAGTATATTGACCAAGCCTTTATATCTACAAATCTAACTGCTGCATTAAGAGAACTAGGTTTAGAACAAGGTTCAAGATATACAGAACTAGATGTTACTAAAGCATCAAAGCGTGCAGTTACTATTGCTCACTTTGATAACTGGTCTATTCGTTTTCCTTATAACTCAGAGAAGATTGCTGAAGGGGTTGTAATTAACCCAGTCAATGAGTTCTTCCGTAATGGTGCGCTTAAGACCAATCAAGACTTTTTGCGTGCTAGAGATGGTATCTTGCGTGATGCTGGAGTTGAAAGAGTACCTAATGGGTATGAAGGTGAATACATTACATCTAATCCAGATGTATTAAAGAACTTCTTATCTATGTTTAGCAGCACTGTTTACTACCGTCAACAGGGTATTCCAGAGCATGAGATTGCACGTATTCACGTGGAAGCAATGCTCATTGACATGAAGAATACTTTCCATGGTGGACCAAAGGCTTTCAATCAGAAACTCTTTGACCTTGTTAAATCTAAGCGTATGGCTATGGTAGGCAGAGCAAAGACAAATGATGTTAATGTTCCTAATGCTTGGTCTAAAGCAGCAGCAAACATCACATTTAAAGAGTTTGAAGATGCAACTATTGACAATCTTCCATCTGTAAACATACTAACTCGTATCAGAAATATCGGTCCTGAAAAAGATATGCGAGTATTCGAAGAGGTTACAGGTCTACCACGACTATATGAGAAGTGGCAGAACTGGACTATGGATGTTATGGATGCACAGGTAACTGGTATCTATCGTCAGCCTGCTGTTCATATTTTCTACAGCAAGTTTATGAAAGATTTTAAGCCATACGAAAAGAAGTTTGCAGACCGTTACTATGCTCAGGCTAAGTTGGATAATCCTACTATTCCAGAGAAAGTACTACGAGCCCGTGCTAATGCACACGCAGAAAAGCAAGTAACCGAGATGGCACTGCGTCATGCAGCAGAGACGGTTATCGAATACGTAGATAACCCATCAGTAAGAACAAACCTTGCTGTATCTGTTCGCTCAGTTGGTCGCTTCTATCGTGCAACAGAAGACTTCTATCGCCGTGTATATCGTCTATACACAAAGAAACCTTTGCAGACGTTATACAGAATGCGCCTTCTACACACAGGTCTAGAAGCATCTGGTGACGTATACACAGATGAGCGTGGCGACCAGTACGTTATGTTCCCTACTGACACTATTATTAACAACGCAATAGAGCCAGTGCTAAGGACTCTTACTGGTAAGCCACAACTTCAGATACCTTCATTTGATAATTTAACTCTTAAGTTAAGACTGATTAACCCATCATTCTCACCAGATGCTGGTCAGCCAGCATTGGCTGGACCTATTGGTTCTCTATCAGTTCTTGCAATCAAGGGTTTACTGCGTGAACTACCTAAAGTTCTTCCAGATTCTGTTGAGAAGAAGGTAGCACCTAGACTAACTGAGTTTGCAGAGAAGTTTGACAGTATTGCTCTAGGTCAATTCGGAGACAGAGTTACTTTAAGAACTGCTCTTATGCCTATGTTTGGCGATAGTATTCTAAGTACATTATCTCCAGTTGAGATGGACCGTCAGAAGACTACCGCAGCACTTCAGGTTATTGCTTGGCAACAGGCATTTGGAAACGCACTTCCATCTAATGCAACCGTTGAAGAAAAGGTAGCATACTTAAAGAAGTACAAACTATCTGTTCATGGAACAATTATTGCACGCAATATGCTGGGACAGATATCTCCAGGACAGCCAACACTTAAAGACCAGAAGGGTCTACCAGCCTTTATTAAGAAGACTGGTATCTCTTCATGGAAGGGTGAGTTCTGGGATATATATAACGGAATATTAAAGAGCCAAGGCGATGAAATTGGCGATGCTTTTGATATGGCAGTTGCTGTGTTTACTGGAAAGAATCCAGGAAAGTTAGCCTATGTTATCCCACGCAACACGAAAGAGTTCAGAGTCTTTATTAGCAAGACTGATGAACTAAAGAAGTGGGCTACAGATAACAAGATATTCCTTGATAACTACAAAGAAGTTGGTTATCTATTTGCTCCTAACTCTGGAGAATATAACCCAGATGTATATGCGTGGATGGAATCAGAGGGTCTCATTGACCAGCCTGGTCTTGAGGAATATCTAGACAGCGTACGCGTAGCAGAAGACCGTCAGTTGTACTTCCAAATTGAAGATGACTTAAACGAAGACTTAAAGAAACTTGCTACATATACTGACCGCAGAATTGCTATTGATACAGCAGAGAAGCAACGTCAAGCGTTGCTGCTATCTAATCCATTATTGGATGCTGAAATTGGTGGCTCTGGCGAAAGCCGTGGCGATTTAAAGGTTATGTTCAAGGCGTTAGGTGAAGCAGTAGCCAGCCCTAATACTCCTATTGACAAGAACACACGTTCAGCAATGAGCCTTGCAGTAAGTCAAATGTCTGGGTTTATATCTCTTGCTGAGGATAAGTCCCTTAAGCGTAGGTTTGATTTCTCAACAATGAAGGCTACAGAAAAGGCTCGTATCCAAGAAGTACTAACCGAACTATCAAAGGTTAGCCCAGCAGTAAAAGAGGCAAACAGAATTATTTTCACTGGACTACTCAATCAATATTCAAGAGAAACAATCTCTGCAGGAACTGGAGGTAAGTAATGGTTGACCCAATTTTAGGTAATCCTAATCTTGTTAATCCAGATTACAAAGCACTTGCTGCTAAATTCGGCGGTCCTAATGCAACTATTCAACCTGGCTTTGATGAGTATGGAAACAGAATCCTTACATCACCAGAGGGCAAGGGTGCTGCTTATCAACGGTTCCTATATGTTCAGCCAAACGGAAAAGACTGGTCAGAAGCAAATCAAGACCAGATAGTACGTGAGATTAAGAAAGAATTTAAGGGTCGCTCAGAAGAACTTCGCGCTCTCCTTTATCAAAAAGGATTCATGAGTGAGAAGGACTACATTACAAAGAGTGAGTCTGGTCTTAGCGGTGCTATCAAAGACGCAGCAAACAGCCACAGCATTGAAATGGTTGAACGTTATACCATTGATGGACGTACAGATTTAACAGCATTTGGTACTTGGCTAACAAGCAAGACTAGTTATGTATCTGGCGGTCCTTCAATTACTGCTCAGGAAATCACCAAGACTGATGCTGCTCAAATGCTTGACTCCTTTGTGACAGATATGCTCGGACGTGAATCAACTGTTGCTGAGAAGAAAGAGTTCTACAATCGTGTAATTAAAGAACAGAAGACTGCTCGCATCAAGACTACAACTAGTGGTGGAGTATCCAAGTCTTCAGGTTCTCTTCTTAATGAAGATGACTATGCACGCATTATGAGCGATGTAGTTATGCCATCTGTTCGTGGCACAGCCCTCGAGGATGTAGCAAAGGGTAATGGAAAGATTGCACAAAACATCTCAGAACTTAAGGCTTATGCTACAAACTTTGGCGTTCGCCTTAGCACACAGGATGCACTAGAGAAGGTTATGTCTGGCATGAAGCCAGGCGGAACACTGACAACTGGAAGCCTAGAGGCTCAGAAGCAATCTATTAAAACAATGTCTAAGGCTATGTACTCAAACTTAGCACAGTCTATTGACGATGGTATGGATATCAAGAGCATTGCAAATCAATATGCATACTACAAGGGACAGATTCTTGAGATGCCAGATAATGCTATTGACCCATTTGACCCAGATGTTCAGGCTGCACTACGCAATGATGGAAAGCCAGGAGTTATGAGTTTCACAGATTTCCAAAAGCGATTAAAGAAAGACCCACGTTGGGCTACTACAAAGAATGCACGAGAAGAAGCATCTGGCTATGCCAATGAGATTCTCAAGTCATTCGGATTGATGGCATAATGGCTGGAGCATTTGATAGAGATACATTAAGTTTCAGCAAAGCAGATGAGCAGGCAAAGGCTGCTGGTTCACGTGCTGCTGCAGTAGAGGGCAAAGCACAGGCTAAGACTCAAACTGACTACACAAAGACACTTGCTAAGACTAAGAGCACAATTGATTCTGATATAGCCAATGCTAAGAAGACGCTAGACCTTGCAAATAAAAAGGGAACAGCAGACCAGAAGGCTGCAGCAAAAGATTTCTATGACACATTAGTTGGCTTAAAGCCAATGCTAGATAAACTTGGCACAGAAGCATCTAACGTTTATAAAGGCGACAAAAGCATCCTAGAAAGCGACACAGCCTTTAAGGCTCAGGGTCGCACTGGTGTATCTTCAACTGGAAAGTACTACGTAGACGGCAAAGAAGTGTCTGCTCAGGAATACAAATCCAGTGCAGGTGGAACTGATATGACTGGTGGGATGGACGAGGACACACCTTTGTCACCTACCAGTGGAGCAACACCAGCACAAGTACAGGCAGATGCTGAGCGTAGAGATGCATTCGCATTACTAAAAGATATTTTTGCACAGTACGGTCTAGAAGATTTAGCCTCAACTATTGAGGGCTACATGAAAGATGACATTGGTGTAAACCAAGCAACACTTCTACTTAAGCAGACACCTGCATACCAGACACGTTTTGCTGGAAATCAGATGCGTCTTAAGGCTGGACTAAACGTACTATCAGAGGCTGAGTACCTAGCACTAGAGAACTCTTACTCGGAGACTCTCAGAGCATACGGTCAGGCTGGATACTTTGGCACAGACCGTGTTGCCCGTCAGGCTAAATTGGCTGCAGCAATTGGTGCTGATATTTCAGCAGTTGAATTTAAAGACAGAATTAGTACTGTCGTAGATAGAGTTGATAATGCTGACCCAGCAGTTAAATCTACTCTCCGTTCTTTCTATAACATTACAGATGAAGACTTAGTTGGATACTTCTTGAATCCTAAAGAGAATCTTCCACGTCTTAAAGAGAAGGTTACATCTGCTGAAATCGGCGCAACAGCCTTTGCACAGGGACTCGGTTCCAATGTGGCATCAGCAGAAGAACTTGCTAAGTATGGAGTAGACCTAGAGACAGCACGTAAGGGATATGCAACTATTGCAGACATCCTACCTACTGCAACAAAACTAGGAGATATCTACAAAGAAGAAGGAATTAATTACACACAAACAATGGCAGAAGAAGAGACCTTCAAGGGTCTCGCCTCTGCGCAGCGTAAGCGCCAGCGTCTAGCAGAGAAAGAGATTGCTTCCTTCTCTGGTCAGTCTGGTGTAACACGTGGCTCATTAAGCACAGGAACATCTGGCTTAATCTAATAAGAATCCTGAGCGGACCAACCAGCCCCGCCAGCGTATAAGACTGGTAGCAAGAGCCAGCCCGATTCCCCGATTGGATACTGAGGCTTGCGACTAACAACGAATAGAAGGGTGGACAGTTGCTATGAGCAACAACTACTGGGATGAAGAAGACGAAGACGACCTAGATACAGAAACCTCTGTAGGCGATGGCGGTGACTTGTTAAAGAAGTTACGTAAAGCCAAGCGTGCTGACGAGAAGCGTATCAAAGAACTCACAGAGCAACTTGAGGGTTTATCCAAGGTGCAGCGTGAGCGTACTGTCAAAGAAGTCCTAGAAAAGAAGGGCGTCAATGCTAAGGCAGCGCGACTTATTATGAAGGATTTGGAAGATGTTAACGAAGAGTCAGTTGCAAACTGGCTCGATGATAACGCTGACTTATTCGGACTAAAAGTTGAAGAGCCAGTAAATGAAGAGCAGCAACTTAATCGAGCAACCTTAAGGCAGCAAGATGTTGTAACTCAAAATGCTATGACCCCTGAACGAGCAGATGAATTAACAATGAGATTAGAAAACGCTCAGAGCGCAGAAGAACTCATTGACTTCCTTCGCTCACAATAACATTCATAGTTCCTAGTCACTTGGAGGTGACAACATGGCTAATGCCTATACATCCACAGGTTCCTCCACTCTCGGAGGTACAGTTGGTGCGGCTGGTCTAGTTCAAAAGGCTTATGACCGCCTTTTGGAGTTTGCTCTCCGTTCTGAACCACTTATTCGTTCAGTCGCAGACAAGCGTCCAGCACGCCAATCAATCCCAGGTTCAACAGTAGTTCTACAGAAGTACGTTGACCTATCAATTGCAACAACTGCATTAACAGAAGATGCTGACCCAGATTCAGTAGCACTATCAACACCAACATCTGTAACCATTACTCTTAACGAGTACGGTAACTCAGTGTTGGTAACACGTGCGCTTGAACTCTTCAGCCTTGCTGATGTAGACCCAGCAATTGCTAACATCATTGCATTCAACCTTGCAGATTCTATTGACGCTGTAGCAATGGCAACATTGCGTGGCGGTACAAACGTAATCTACTCAGGTTCAACAGCAACATCAACAGCAACAGTTACTGCTGCTGCAACACTATCATCTGCTAACATCCGCAAGGCAGTTGCAAAACTCCGTGCTAACAAGGCAGTTGCTCGCAAGGGCTCACTCTACTGGGCTGGTATCCACCCAGAAGTTTCACACGACCTTCGCGCCGAAACAGGCTCAGCAGGTTGGTTGCTTCCTAACCAATACGGTTCTGCACAAGACCGCATCTGGGCAGGAGAGATTGGAACATACGAAGGTGCATACTTCGTAGAGTCTCCACGTCTTTACAATGCAACAGACGGTGCTTCATCTGCTCGCGTATACCGCACTATTCTTGCTGGACAGCAAGCAATGGCAGAAGCAGTTGCTGAAGAACCACACACAGTCATCGGACCAGTAGTTGACAAGTTGATGCGTCATCGCCCAATGGGTTGGTACGGCGTACTCGGCTTTGCTCGCTACCGCGAAGAGGCTCTATACCGAATCGAATCAGGTTCATCAATCGCTTAATTGATTGACGGATAGGCAGGGAGCAATCCCTGTCTATCAGTAAGTCCATTGAGGAGGACGCATGACAGAGTATGTTTTTAAAACACCAACAGTCCGTGAAGGACCAGCAGGTGGACATCGCTTGTTCTACTTCTACAAGTTGGACAGAGGTATAACAATAGTTAAACACAATGGAACATATCATCAAGCCAGATATCTTCTAGATGAAGACTTGGCTGATTACGAAGAAGTCTACCTAGGCGGTAGAAACCACATAGTAAGTGAAGCAACTAAGGCAGCACTTATTGCTGGCAATGTTGGGATTACAGAAGCAAACTTTACAGCGCAGTAGGGGATATATGAAACACTGGGAAGCGCATCCAACCTATGTTGAGGGTTGTTTTGGATGTAAAGGTTTAAGTCTTCAGATGAACTCTGGAGATGCTAAGCGGGACGTTCCAGATAAAAAATGGAATGCTGAATTGGCTGCATATCGAGATGCTAGAGCACAAGGTATACAACCAGCAGGTACAACTATGCGCCATGTTGAAGAGGCGCATAAAGCATCAGAGACTTTGGGCAGAGCCTATGATGCAGACACTATGCCTAAAGCAAGAGATATCAATTCCAAGACAGCCGAAGTAATGAAAGAACTGGGAGTATAAATGTCATCCAAGAATGAGAAGTACAAGTCTAAGACAGCAATGAAGAAGCACGAAAAGTCTGAAGGCAAAAAAGAGATGATGATGGAATACGGCAAGATTAAAAAAACAGCAAAGCGCGGAATGCTTAAGAAGATGGGAAAGAAAAAGTAATGGCACAAAAAGGAATGAAACCATCAGTAATGATTAAGCAGCGCGTTGGTGCTAAGCCAAAGGCTCCTAAAACAAACATGCCAAAGATTGGCAAAGTAAAGTCTGAGAAGACTCCAATGCCTAAGAAGATGACACCTGAACAGATTCAGGCAATGAATCAAAAGCGTGCTCTGGATAAACTTATGAAGAAGCGTATGGATACAGTTAAGAAGACTGGCGTATATCCTAACTATAGAACTAACTAAGGAGTGACATATGAAAAAGAAAGCACATCCTGGATTCAAAGCAGTTGCTGCTGGAATCGCCAAGAAGCAGGGAATCTCGAAAGAGAGAGCCAGTGCAATTGTTGCATCAGCAGCACGCAAAGCATCTCCTGCTGCTAAAAAGAAGAACCCACGTTTAAAAAAGGTCAAAGGATAATGACTGACCCTAGATTAAAACGAGCGGGAGTATCTGGCTTTAATAAGCCAAAGCGTACTCCTAACCATCCTAAGAAGTCACATATTGTTGTGGCTAAAGAAGGTAGCAAGATTAAGACAATTCGTTTTGGTCAGCAAGGTGTTGTTGGAGATAGAAAACCAACAGCACGTCAGGCTTCATTTAAAGCACGTCACGCAAAGAACATTGCCAAAGGCAAGATGAGTGCAGCGTATTGGGCAGATAAAGTTAAGTGGTAAGAAAGTAGGGGACAATGCAAGAAACAGTATCTATCGCTTGGTGCGATAACGGTATGGTTGATGGAAAGTTTATGCAGGGAGTTACAGATGTACTCCTTAAGTCAGGTATAAAGTTTGAATCAACTATCCGTAGTTCTGGTAATCAGATTGCTAGGCAACGTGAGTACGTTATTAGATATTGGTACGAAAAGAACAAATCGGACTGGCTGCTCTGGGTAGACTCAGATGTAGTAATCAGTCCAGAAAACTTCTTAAGACTGTGGAACAAGAAGGATGCCAAGAAGCATCCTATTGTTACTGGCGTTTACTTTACAACTAAAAACCCAGAGGAACCTTTAATGGTTCCTACACCAACAGTATTTCAGTTTGCAGAAAAAGACGGGATTATAGGTATCTCTCCTATACATCCTTTGCCTAAAGATAAGTTTATAAAAGTCAGCGCTGCTGGTATGGGGTTTGTCCTTATGCACAGAGGCGTTGTAGAAAAGATAGTCGAAAATGTTCCTGACGTAGCAATGTTTGCAGAGGCTGGAACTGAAAAGACTTTCATTGGTGAAGATATATATTTCTTTGCGCTATGCGATAAGGCTGGCGTAGAGGTCTGGTGTGACACGGGAGCAACCGTGCCACATATGAAACGGTTCTCATTTGATGAACATTATTACAATGCAATGACTAAAGGGAGAGAATAATGGCTGGTACTGCTGGTAGTACGTTATGTGCCGAACTTAATCGTCTGGCTAATGGCGGAACATATCCTGCAAGAACTGCATTCCTTGATGAACAGGGTGCTGCAAACAAGTGGGCTGGTACTACAGGTAAGGGCATCATTGGTGCACTTAACTACAAAGTCAGTTCATCTCGCCAGCCATCAGCCTTTAAAGACTTGAATGGTGTTTGCAATGAACTTGCTGGAACTACTGGCAAATCTGCGGTTGACGCATTAAGGACTCTATAATGACTACCCTATCTAATATGATTGATGAAGTTCTCATTAATCTATCTGGTTATACATTTCAGCAAGACCGAACAACCTATCTGTCTTCTGCGGTAACAACAACTACTTCTTCCTCTGCGTCTCCGTTAATCCTTAGCCTAGGTTCTACTGACTCCTTGGGCAAGGGTATTGTTGAGATTGACGAAGAGTTACTATGGGTAGATTCATATGACCGTGTTGCTAACACAGCAACAGTTGCTCCTTACGGACGTGGCTATTTAGGCACAACAGCAGCAACTCACACAGCAGATAGCAAGGTAACTATTGCTCCTACATTCCCACGCTTTGTAGTAAAGCGTGCTATTAATGATACTGTCCGAGCAATCGGAGCCAGCATCTTTGCCGTTAAGCAGACTACATTTACATACAATGCTGCAGTAACTACATACGAATTAGATAACTTAAACATACAAAATATTATTACAATGCACTGGCAAGAAGTAGGACCATCTAAAGAATGGATTCGCGTCAAGCGATTTGACTTTGATGCGTTCCCAGATGTTACTACTTGGGGTGCGGGAGCACAGACAGTAACTATTGGTGATTACATTACACCTGGCAGAACAGTCAAAGTTACCTATGCAACAGCCCCAGCAGCGTTTAGCGCTAACACTGATGTCTTTACAACAGTGACTGGACTACCAGAGTCTTGCAAAGATGTAGTAGTTCTTGGCTCTATCTATCGCCTACTCTCATTCCTTGACCCAGCACGTGCTGCTCAGGTTAGCCCACAGGCTGATGAGACAGATAGCAAGCGTCCATACGGTGCATCACAGACAGCAACAAAACAGATTTACGCTTTGTTTACTCAGCGTTTAGCAGAAGAAACTTTATCGCAACAACAACAGTATCCACCCCGCGCTCATTACGGTAGATAAGGAACCTGAATGACAACTAGAAAATACTCCTCACGCTCTCAGCAAACAACGCTGACTGGCGCACTTACCTCATCAGGTACATCTGCCACTGTTGTGTCAGGTACAGCACTCCTTGGTGGTGTAACAATCTCCGCTGGTGAAACCTTTACAGTAGTAATTGACCCAGATACAGC